ACCTACCATTTAGATAGGCTCGAATAGACTACGAAGCCTTTGGAATGTCTTCAAAATTGATAACATACCTATGAACTAACTTAGGTACTTTATTCCCAGTTCTTCTTCCATCTATAATTTCATCAACATGCATAACCACTTTAAGTGATTTTGCTAGTTCTATTAAGCATACCTCTAATTCAACAGGTACATCCAACGGTACATCTCTACTTATACCGAAGTATTCATTTTCAATACTCAATGGTGCAGTTGTAACTAAATGGTTCTCTCTTTTGTCATTAGAACTAATTGTAACTATTTTAGTTTCAAATGCTTTTGCTCTAATTGCAGCAATATTTAATTTACTAGATTTAGCTGGTTGTTTCTTTTTCTCAACATCTGGCTCTTTCTGTTCTTCAACTTTTTCTGCTTTTTCCATAAGCTCTTCAAGACTTCCACTATCAGTTTGTTTTTCATAAAACTCTTCTATTCTTTCTTTTAGCCTTATAGCACCTATGTTATTTTTATATGTGATACCAAGTGTATCAGCTTCTTGTTTTAATTCATCTATAGTTTTTTCCACAATTAAGTCCTTATTTGGTTATTTAATTTGTTTGGGGGATCTAATCCCCCAGTTGTAAGCCTATTGGCAACTTATATTATGCTGATGCACAAACATTCATTCTTAGCAAGGTTTCTTCTTTAAGAATTATACCTGAATAAAAGCAATTATAGGAAAAGAATCCTTGTGTTCCATAAGGGTTTCCTAACTCTATCTTAGCTGGAGCTTGAGCATTAAACTTAATTCTTCCTTGACCTTTTAGACCAACAGTTGCAAATGAACCTTTTGTTGGGAATAGGATTGGGAATACATCAAATTTTGAACCATCATTGCTTAGTGTACCTGCATAACTAGCTGGAATATCTTTACCAGCACCAGTCTCTACTAGAGCACTTTCAGACTCGATGAATCTTACATCATGCATAGCACCAACTTCACCTTCAGCTAGACTACCTGCAGCAGCATATTTATATGCTGGAACAAATGCTAACTCTTGTGAGTAGCTGCTTCCTCTAACCTGGTTCTCTAAGTCAAACTTAACTTCAGGTCCAACTATAGCATAGAATGCTTTGTTTATTGTTCTTGTATCTACCTTTGTAGAACCAGTTACAATAGTTGTGTTCTTCTGAGCTCTGTTTCTAACTAGTTTTCTTACACCTTTTCTTATGTAATCATAACTAACTTTCCATGCATCATCCTCAGAACCATCTGCAGCATCAGGTCCCATTGTTGCAACACTTGTAGCAGTACTAGGATACATTACAGTACCAGTTGAAAGCATATCTAATTGGATTAGATCTTCAATTCTTCTGTTTGCAAGTCTACCTAACTCTTCTCTATAGTGAACTTGAATTGCATCTTCTGAGAACAACTCTACTTCATCAGTATAGTCTATCATTTCACCATATCTAGCAAGTGTAGTCTCGAATGTAACTTTCTTGATACTAACTTTATTTACTGCACCAGCACCTTCACCAAGAGCTGCATTAGTAGCTAGATCAGTTGTTATTGTTGCTAGATTTCTTGAACTCAAGTAACCTTTTGTAGCAAAATCAGTATCATTTGTTGTTCTATCATAGATATGTAAGAATTTACTTATCTTGAATGTCTTTCCCATCTTTCTTGGTTGGTATTTCTTTTCTGCCCATTGTCCGTAAACATTAAGCTCATTAGCAGCTTTTATACCTGCTTTGTCGTAAAAAAATACAACATTATTTGCACCAGCAGTACTGTTACTGCCATCTCCATATACGTTTGTTACAGCCATTTTATTTTCCTTGTTTTAGCTTCTAGCCTCTAGTTGCTTATACCACTCATCAAATGCTTCATCATTATCATCTAAGTAGTCAATCACTGAAGGCTTCGTAGCAGAACTCTTTGTCTGAGTTGCTGCTTTTCTCTTACTAGCTGCTTTCTTTGTAACTACTTCTTTCTGGTTCTCTTTTTCGACTTGAGTAACAACTTTCTGTAACCGAGTTTGCTCAGCTTCAGCTTCTTTTTGACGTTGTTCTTGTATCGCTAAATTACCATAATATTCATTACCTGCTGCTATGTAATACTCTATATCTGATTTTCGTCCACCATCCATTGCAGCTAATTTCATAGCTATAGGACTGACTTTGTCAAATACCCCTGACTTTACATCGGCATGAAGACCTTGTATGTACTCAGGGTGTTCAAATAGTTCTTGTTGGGATTTATTATCCCATTTATTATTGATCACATATTGAGTTGTACTATACTCTGGGTCTCTACTAATATTACTAACTATATCCTCTATGGCAAGTTCTTGTTCACTTTTACCATAATTGGTAGGAACATATTTTTCAGCTTCTTCAGAAACTTCAAGATCCAGTGGATCTACATTTGCTTGCTTTACCATAGCAGCTATAGCGTCCTTATCGCCCTTTTTTGCTGATATAAATAGATTAATATCTTCTTCAGTTAGTCCATTATCCTTTAATGCTGAAATTGTTCTCCGCCAAGGGGCAATCTCTTGCATCTTTCTAGTATAGTCAAGTGCTTTCGGAGCTAGTTTGATTAACTCTTCTTGAGTCAATTCTATCTCAGAACCATTTGCCTTTATCTTGAAATTGGTTGGTACTTCTGGTACGATATTCTTCTTCTCTTCAGCTTTTTCAGTGGAGTCCTTATTAGTAGGTTGTTCCAATTCTTTTTCACCATCTTCAGTTTGCTCTTCATCGGAGACTTCATCTGGTTCTTTATTGTCTATATCTTTATTTTCTTCGTCTACAGTCTCATTCTTATCTTCTGTAGAATCATCATCTGCTTCTATCTCATCATCTGATTCATCACTATCAGATTCTTGTTCTATCTCATCAGAACCAGCTTGCTCTGTCTCTTCATCTGGTTCTGCATTATCAATTTCATTGTCAGCATCAGCTAATTCAGCTTTGCTTTCTTTGAATACTTTTTCTAATTCCTCATCACTCATGTCATAGAGTTCGTCTTCTGTGTATTCAGCCATTTTAGCTCTCCTCTACATCAGGAGCTTCAGCTTCTTCTATTTCATCTTTTATATTAGCACCTAAATTCTTTATTGTATTGAAATGATCTTGTAGATTACTTATAGCAATCAATGACTCCATTAACTCAGTACGCAAATTATTTCTCTTTATTTGCTCATTTGCAAGTAACCCTACTTGATCTAGTGCTCTATGCTTGAAATATCCTTCAAGGATAACTAATTGGAAATCTTTGTTTTCCTCTAGTCTAGCTAACGCCTCTGCCTGATCTATCCAGAATTGGTTCTCGATCTCTTCTAACTCTTCTTCAGTTGGTTGGTTGTTCATATTCATTATATGAATCCTTTCAGTATTGATTTAAAGCTTTTTATGACATCTTCATTTGGTCAATTATTGCATAGGTTGTCCAGCTAATCCTTGTACAGGTTGTTGCTGCATACCTTCGTCGCCATCATTATCCATCGGTTGACCACCACCTTGTTGTTGTTGAGCAACTATTTCCATAGCTTTTTTAACTAACTCAGCAGGTGCTCCTTGTTTAATTAATTCTCTAGGATCTACTCCTTGCATTAGTAACTTGACTAATTCTTGAAGTAACTGTTGTATTTGTTGTGCTTGACCTTGAGCTTGCATAGCCCCTTGTTGTGCTAATCCATCCATCTTTATATCCTTTGTTGTATTATATTGTCTATTTACTTAACTTAATCTTAACCACTTTGTTATTTATAATTTGCAACTGGTTGTTGAAACAACATTGCTCTACCGAAATTAATATCATCTTGTGTTCTAGAACCAGGAGTATAGCCTAGTGGAATATAATTATCTTTCTTTTCTGGGACAGATATATTCTTACCGAGTAGACTGGCCAACCCATCAACGCCTGCTTTGTGCCCAGCACTAAAAGATTGCTGTTTTACCTTATTAACATATGGAAGCAAAGCTTTCATTGTATTAAACTCTCCAGCATATATTCCTTTCTGCACGCCAGAATTAAATGTATTTTGTTTCTCTTTTTCATCGTATGCTTTTGCCTTATTTAATGTTTCTAAAAATCCCATCTTATCCCTCCACTCCTATATTTTTATCTCCAGCTTGTTTCTGCAGCATCATAGCTTGCATATTAGCATCATGTTTCAATTGTTCTAATTCTATCTTCTCTTGATGATCTATTTGCTCATTTGTCTTAACGAAATTCAAGTCAGTCATATCTGCATCACTATTTAATTTTCTAGCTTGTGCTTCTTTGACTTTAGCTTGTGCTATCTTTTCTCTTTGATCTGCTTCATTTTCTAGAGCCAGCTTCTTGATATTTTCTATCTCAGCAAGTAACTTTTCATTTTCTAGTTTAGCCTTTTGTAGAGCCAGTTGCTTTAATTCTTCTTGAGCTGGATCTGGCTTAGGTTGAAAGCTTCTAAATTCTTTAGCTAGTTCTGGTTGTTTTGTTAGATCTGCCCATTGAGCTAGTATTTTATATCTCATTTCTTCACTCATTGACTGAGCCATTGTTTGCATCATAAATGTTAATTCCTGGCTCTTAGCACTATTTGCTTCAGCAGTTGCTACATTTATGCTTAAATCAAATTTACCGCTTAAATCATCTCGTCTAATTTGCACAAATTTATCATTTGTATAT